GCAAAAGCGAACCGTGGGAAGATGGTTTTAAACGGCGTGTAGTTAAAACCACTAAACCTGAACATTTAGAAAAGGGATTTAAATGGCGTATTAAAGGTAAAGACCGTGATGAAATTTCCATTAAGCTTTATAAGCAAAAACCAGACTTTGAAGAATATAAAAAACAAATGAAAAGAGTTGCCGGCCATGAATTTGGAGGGTGACTTTATTATAAATAGAATAACAACCTAATGGGAACTATGAACATTTCAGAAATCAATCAAAAAAAATTATCATTACTTGATGTAAGCCAGCTAACTGCATTCCTCAACATCTTTAAAGGTGTATCTAATCCAAAGGCAAAGACGATTGTAAAAGATCTTGCTCGAGAGTTAAGTACACGAAAAACAGAAGAAGTAGAAGAAGCTTCTATTAAAGACATCATTAAATCAGTAAAAGCTTCTGCTAAAAAGATTGGTGGAATCATTGATAAAGTAATGGATGATGCTGAATTTCAAAAAGCTTATGCCAAATATATTGATAATCCCAATGATAAAAATAGGCTAAAGAAGATTCAAGACTATACAAACGGTATGATCGGCGATACGTTCGAATCAACTCGTTTAAAAGAAGAACGTCTCAAAAGGACGTGTTCGATAGTGCTTGGTGAAGACTTCGATCAAAACTTTATTTACGAAGATGTAGACTTTACTAAGCCTTCTGAAATCAAAGATGCGTATAAGTCCTTTGAACTTAACGAAAACCGCGCGATTGTCTATAATCCAAAAGGCATTAAAAGGTTTATTAAACAAGCAGAGAAAAAGTTTCCTCAATATAAAGGTGAAATTGAACAACTTGAAGATGACGAAATTATTTTTCCAAACGATCCTAAACTAATTAACTTTTTTAAAGGCGCAAGAGAAGTTAAGTTTGTTCTTAAGGATTCGGTTGATCTTGAAGAAGCAAAAAAAGTAATTGCTTCAGTCGAATTGTGGAATGGCAAAAAGATGAAAAAGTCTTTTAAAGACCAATCAGCCGCAGAAAAGTTTATAAAGAAAACGCAAGACGAAGAAGACGTTCGTGGATACAACATGTACGCAGAAGATCTTGAAGAAGCAGTTAAGTTTTGGACAGTTACTATCACTAAGAAAGCTGGTAAACTCTTTAAAGGTCAAACAGTTGATGTAAAGGCCCGTAACTCTGCTGAAGCTATTAAGAAAGGCCTTAAACAAATGAAGGCTAATCCAAACACAGTACCAAGCGGAAGTGTAGATGCGGTACTAGGAGAATCAATTGAAGAATCTAATAAAGATAAGTATATGTGGGGTGACATCAATAACGCTATGTCAGGTTCAGGTTTAAATCCACGTGTAATTATGAATGTTCTATCTAAACTAAAAGGTAAAGCGGTAAAATAAAATTTTATGACAATGAATAAAGGGGAATCAACAAGATTAGACCGCATCGAAGAGAAGATTGATAAGCTCGCCGATGCAGTTGTTTCTATTGCGAGAGCAGAAGAGAAACTATCTGGTCTTGAATCTTTAAACATAGCACAGCACCAACAACTTCAAGATCTCGACAATAGAATGAGGCAGGTAGAAACTAAAGTGCACGACGTTGAAACTTCAATGGGTGTATTAAATAAAGTTATTTGGATTGCGATTACGGCACTTATCACAGGTTCAGTGGCAATGATCTTTTGGGGGACACCGTCACTATGATGAGTTTCTCACAGTTTTTGATTGAGAAGCCTTTAACACCTCAGCAAAGAATTGCTAGAGGCCGGTTAATGAAAAGACTTGCTCCTAAAATGGCAATGAAAAGAAAAATGGCCGCAAAGAAAAAGGCCCCTACAGGAGTTTTGAAAAAACGTGCCGAAGCAAAGGCTAGAGATATTCTACGCGCGAAATATTTAAAAGATAAAGATTATAATTCTTTATCTTATGGCGAAAAACTTTCCATTGATAAAAAACTTTCAGGAAAAACAATGGTGATAAAAAAAATAGCCAAAAAGCTAATGCCTAAAATCAAAAAGGCAGAAGACGAAAGACTTAAAAAATTAAAGGCGGCCACAGCAACCGCATAACGTATAAATAACAAAACAGAAAGAAACCTAACATGTATAACATAAACGACAATAAAACACAGTCTGTGGCCCAAGCCGTAAAGCAAGTCATAGAAGCTAAAGAAGACTTTAAACCTCATACAATGTATGATCCAAAAACAGGTAAAGAGTATGAAGCAAAGACACTTGAAGATCATCTAAAGATGAAAGACATGGGTTATACTCATGAAAAGCCAAGTGAAAAAAATGAAACCGAAGTACAAGATTCTGATAAAGACATCGTAGATCTTCACGCTGTCGATAAAAAAGATAATCCTGAAAAGGAAAGACAAGTCGAAGAAAAAGAAGCTATTACAGAAGCCGTAGATAATTTCTTTGGTTTTTCAACAAAAGACGGATTAGTTAAATTCCAGTCGATGGCTAAGAAGCTTAAAATTAAGCCAATAAGCAACCCAGTTGTAATGAAGCGCGGCGGTAAAGAATTCCACGTAATGGGATTTGAAGGTTCAGTACGTGACATTGAAAAAGCAATGAAAGTTGCTGCTGGTATGCAAGAATCAAGTGATTTTACTAAAGAAGGCAATGAATTTACTGCAGCTGCCGCTAAAGCTAAACTTGCTGGCGAAGATGAATTCGAGTTTGACGGTAAAAAGTATCCTGTAGAAATTGGTCAAGATGCTGCTGAAAAGATTCTTGGAAAAAAGGAATCGGTTGAACTTCAAGAAGCAGCAAACTTTGGTGATATCGAAAAGGTAATGAAGTGGGCCAAAAAGAATCTATCAGGCGCCAAGCTTGATATCTCTAAGAAATACGGCACTGCGTTTATCAATCTTACTATTATGAACGTTATCACTCTTCGACTTGGTGGTAAAAAAGGTATAGTAGTTACTCATGATGATCGTACAAACGGTAAAGGTAAAGATTACGAAGAACAGTTTTCTAGTGCTAGCGATGTTATTAAATTTGTTGAAAAGAAATATAACGAAATGCCAAAGGACGAATCAGCTAATCTTGAAGAAGCAATAAAACCTGCGGATTTTGTAAAAGGCGGAGACGCTAAAGTCACAAAGCGCGAGGTCGATGGTATGTTATCAAAACTTTTTATTGATAGCAAATTAGCAAAAGCTGTTGAATCAAATGCTGCATATCAAGATGGTTATAAGGGCAAAGTAAAAAAGAATCCCTTCAAGAAAGATACAGCAGACTTCCATCTTTTCGAGCTAGGCCAGCAATCAGCCGACGCTGAATAGGTGGTATAAATAACTTTATAATGCTTTTTGATGAATTAAATAATGCGAACTTTGAATTATATGCTGCTAGACATTATAGAAATTCTGCTTGCTTAGATGCGCAAGATTTCTATGATGATGTAGCAAAATTCAAATACGTTGTACGATTGCTTAGACGATACCGAGATACTGGTAAGATACAGGAGAGACTTCTCTTAAATCATATCATAACAATCTATAACGTATTTGAAATTCATGCAGCAAACAGAATGATATTCCATAGGGTGGATCTTAATCTCTGGCCAGCGCTAAAAACATTTTTAATTTATTTGAATTATTTACCTGAAAGCTTACACAAAAATATAAATATTGATCTAGCAATAGCAACAAAACTAAAACAATTATAACATGGGATTTTTAAGAGGACCAGATTTTTTCTACGCATTACGTTTCTTACGCCTGCTTACCACTAAGTGGGAAAAAACAAGCGCGTTCAATTTAGGTATCGTAGATAAAAACGGCAAAATTCTTAAAAAACCAAAAACAGCCGAAGAAAAATCGGCGTACAACACATTCCATAAATTAGTATATAATATCAAACGCTTGATAAATAAGATTCCACTTGGTAAGTCGACCCTTGCCTCCTATGCAGCTGCGCTTTTCCTTATTAAAGAGCATGCTGGCATTAGTGATAAAAAATTAATAAAGGTTATAAAGGAATCGACTGGCTTGGACTTTTCTGACTACAAGCCTAAAATCAATGAATGGTATTTAGCTAAAGATGGAGAAATAGAAACTGGAAAATATGCTCTAGCGCGTGATATAGCATTACCCAAGACAGGCGAATTACTCGCAAAGAAAAAGACTTGGGTCGAAATCATGGAATCCGCACCGCATGGATCAGTACTTGGCCATCCGGTGTTTAAAGCACAACACATAAAAACTCAACAAACAATCTATATCACACAAGAAGATATCATACGATGATAAATGACAACATGACAACTGCTGCTGTCGCAATAGCGGATAGACCACTTGGAGCAAAGAAAAAACGAAAAGACAAAGAGTTCACAATCTCTGATGAAACCTTTAATCGCTTTGCAACAGGAAGAACTAAGTTCGAAAGATGGAGCAAGTATCTTAATGTTTTAGACGAAACAGAAAAATCTATTTACGACTTTTATAATAAAAATAGAAATGCTGTAATATATCTTCGAAATGAAAAGACAGGTGCGTTGAGGGCTATACGACCAAGAGCAGCAAACGAGTAATTAAATACTCATTTTGTTGTTTACATTGTTGTTAGCATGGTGTATAATTAAACCTTAACAATCACTTAATCGCACATGTCAATATTCGTAGAACAAATTTCCAGAAAACCAGATCACTATCCTTGGACAGAGGACTTTATACAGGCCATGCATAATGGCTTTTGGACAGATAAAGAATTTAATTTTCAATCTGATGTACAAGACTTTAAAGTCAATATGTCAGAAGACGAACGTGAAATGGTCACACGTTGTCTTTCAGCAATCGCACAAATTGAAGTTGCGGTCAAAACCTTTTGGGCTAACGTAGGCCAAAACCTACCTCACCCGTCTATCACTGACTTAGGTTATGTGATGGCAAACGTAGAAGTAATTCACAACAATGCTTATGAAAGACTTATCGATATTCTCGATATGGAAGACATCTTTGAAGAAAATCTCAAATTAGATATTATTCAAAATCGTGTAAAGTACTTGCGTAAGTATCTAAAGAAACATTACAAAGATGCTAAAAAACAATACGTTTATTCTCTTGTATTGTTTACTTTGTATGTAGAGAACGTATCACTGTTTAGTCAATTTTATACTATTAACTACTTTAATCGTTTTAAAAATCAATTGAAGGATGTTGCTCAGCAAGTAGCGTACACCTCAAAAGAAGAAATGCTTCATGCTATGGTAGGCGTAAAGCTAATAAACGTTATCCGCGAAGAACATCCTGAGCTTTTTGATGAAGAGCTTATCGAACGTATTCGTTCTGAGTGTGTTGAAGCGTTTAAAGCAGAATCTAAGATTATCGAGTGGTCTGTAAATGGTTATCAATCGGAGAACCTCAGTTCTCCTATCATGCATAGCTTTATTAAAAACAGATTAAATGACTCATTAACACAAATTGGCATTGAGCCAGTGTTTGATGATATCGATAAAGAGTTACTTGCAAAAACGGAATGGTTTGATGAAGATGTATTAGGCAATACTGCTACTGACTTCTTCTTTAAACGACCTACTGAATATTCGAAGAAAGACAAATCATACGACGAAGACGACCTATTTTAAAGGTATAGATATATTATGGAAGATTATTATTGGTTGAATAAAGACTCGCGCTTGTTTCTTGAGCGTGGGTACTTAACAGAAGGTCAAACGCCTGAAAAACGTGTAAGGCAAATCGCGCTTAAAGCTCAAAGAACATTGGGCGAAGATGGATTTGCAGACAAGTTTGAAGATTATATGAAGAAGGGATGGTATTCACTTGCCTCACCTATCTGGGCAAATTATGGGCTTAAACGTGGCTTACCCATTTCTTGCTTTGGATCTTATATTGGCGACACTATGGAATCTATTTTAGGTAAACAGGCCGAGGTCGGCATGATGACTAAGATGGGTGGAGGAACATCTGCATACTTTGGAGAACTACGCAGTCGTGGTTCTGAAATATCTGCAGGTGGTAATTCAAATGGTCCTGTACATTTCATGGAATTGTTTGAAACTATGACGAATGTTGTTTCTCAGTCAAACGTTCGTCGAGGTTCTTTCGCTGGTTATATGCCAATTGAACATCCTGACATCTTAGAGTTTCTTCAAATACGTGGTGATGGTAATCCTATTCAGAACATGTCAATTGGCGTAACAGTCAGTGATAAGTTCATGAAAGAAATGATCGATGGCGACAAAGATAAACGTAAGATTTGGGGTAAGGTTGTCCAAAAACGCTATGAGAGTGGTTATCCTTATATTATGTTTAGTGATACAGTGAATAAGAATAAACCAAAAGAAAGTGGTAAAATTTACGCATCTAATCTATGTTCTGAAATTTGTTTATCAACAACTGAAGATGAATCATTTGTATGCTGCTTATCATCTATGAACCTATTGCACTATGAAGAGTGGAAAGAAACAGATGCTGTACAAGTTCTTACTCGTTTTCTTGACACCGTGATTGAAGAGTTTATTGATAAGACAGAAGGTTTACCATTTATGGATGCGCCTCGTAAGTTCTCGATGGAACAACGTGCACTTGGAATTGGTGTACTTGGATGGCACTCATTCTTACAATCTAAGAGTGTAGCGTTCGAGAGTTTAGAAGCGAAGATGCTAACTAATCAGATCTTTAGTCATATGGAAACTGAAAGCTTGGCTGCTTCTGCTGAAATGGCCAAAACACTAGGAGAACCTGAAAAGCTTAAAGGATCAGGTCGTAGGAATATGACAACGCAAGCAATTGCACCTACAACTTCGAGTTCCTTTATCCTTGGTCAAGTATCGCCTAGTATTGAACCACTCAATAGTAACTACTTTGTTAAAGATTTGGCTAAAGGTAAGTTCACATATAAGAATCCACACCTAAAAGAAGTGCTTGCGTCTTATGGACACGACACACCAGACGTTTGGAAATCTATTCTTGTAACAGGTGGAAGTGTTCAACACCTTATGTTCTTATCAGATCATGAAAAAGATGTGTTTAAAACGTTTGGTGAAATATCACAGAAGGAAATTATACTACAAACGAGTATAAGACAAAAATTCATTGATCAATCACAGAGTATTAATCTCATGATTCATCCTAAAACACCACCACGTGATACTAATCAACTTCTTATTTATGCATGGGAACAGGGTGTAAAGACACTTTACTATCATCGTGGAACTAATCCCTCACAGGAACTATCGCGGAATCTACTCACCTGCACTTCCTGCGAAGGTTAATATATGTACGCAGAAAAACTATATTGCTCCAGATGCAGAATTCATGTTCATATCGAATTTGATGAAGATGCATCTCCTGATTTTTTAGAACCTAATTTCTGCCCAATGTGCGCAGAAGAGTTTAACGGAGAACCAGAAGACACTGAATGGGATGAATAAATAACTCCATGTGGAGTTACAAAGGTAAAGAGTTTAGTAGTGAAATGATCGATGATAATGTAGGCTTTGTCTACGTAGTTACAGATACTTCTACAGGCATGAAATACATTGGGAAAAAGAACTTCTTTTCTAAAGTGACCAAACCACCTCTGAAAGGCAAAACTCGTAAACGTCGATCTTTAAAAGAATCTGATTGGAAAACGTATTGTGGGTCAAGCGAAACCGTAAAATTGATTGTAGAACAAAACGGCCTAGACCACTTCCATCGTGAAATCATCCATCTATGTAAATCTAAAGGAGTAATGAGTTATATGGAATGCTATGAACAAATGAATACCCACGCACTTCTTAAACCTGAAGAATATCATAATGCTTTTTTCGGCGGAAAGATTCACAGAGGTCATTTAAAGGATCTTAGTGCAGAAGATTTTGAGTAACTAAACAGTGTACAAACCCTCAAACTTGGTTTATAATAGATACTAAATCAAGTAAAAGTACACTAAATTATGATAATAGTAGATTATAGCGGTATTGCGATCGCCGCAATATTTTCACAAGATCGTCCGGACGAGGTTGAAGAAAGCCTTATCCGTCATATGATATTAAACTCCCTTCGGAGGTACAATGTCAAATTCAGGGATGAATATGGCCCTATGATACTGGCCTGTGATAGTACATCCTGGCGTAAGGAAAAGTACCCTCAGTACAAAGCAAAACGCAAATCATCCCGCGAAGAATCACCTCTCGATTGGGGCAAGTTCTTTGGGTTTCTTAACAACATTCGTGATGAAATCGCTGAGGAAATGGCGTATCCTGTAGTTCACGTAGACCGTGCAGAAGCAGATGATGTGATTGGTGTACTAGTAGAATCTACTCAAGAATTCGGCCAAAACGAGCCAGTCATGATTGTTTCTTCTGATAAAGACTTTATTCAACTGCATCGTTATTCAAACGTCAAACAGTTTAGTCCTATGAAGCGTAACTTCTTAAAGGTCGACGATCCTGTTTACTATAAGTTCGAACACATTTGTAAAGGTGATGTAAGTGATGGTGTACCAAACATGCTCAGTGCTGATAACACATTCAGCGATGGTTTACGCCAAACGCCTTTACGTACTAAAAAGATTCAAGAATGGTACAAAGCATATCCTAATCTGTGCGATGAAGATGTAATGACACAAGAGCAATATAGAAACTATTGCCGTAACAAACTTATGATCGACTTAGATTGTATCCCTGCAGATATTCAATCTAATATCATGGATAAATATAAATCTCAACAAGGCAAATCAAACAATAAAGTCTTGAATTATCTAATAACTAAAAGATGCAGTTTGCTTGTAGAATCGGCAAAAGACTTCTTTGTCAACTAAATTAAATTATGGAAAAACCAACATTTCAAAAATATATTCACGAAGTATTCGAAGAAGTATGCAAACTTGAAGATCGCAATGATCGTATCGAGTACTTGAAGAAAAACGCGTTTAAGCAAGTAAAGACGGTTTTACAACTTTGCTATAACGATAAAATTCAATTGTCGTTACCTAAGGGTAAGCCTCCATTTGAAGAGTGTCCAGAAGGTCGTGAACCTGCATCTCTCGCTAATGCGTTTAAACCTATTGGTATGTGTGTAGTAACAAATAAAATTTCTCAAATAAAGAAAGAAAAAATCTTTATTGGTATTTTAGAACAAATCCACGAAGAAGATGCTAACATACTATGCGCTGCTAAAGATGGAACTATCACAAATCTTCAAAACAAGAAGTATCGTAAAATTACAAAAAGTCTCGTTGAAGCAGCATTCCCCGAATTGCTAAAATAATAATGTACAAATAACGTAACTTTGTTATAATTATATTATGAATGTATTTGTACTTAATAAAGATCCAGTAATTGCTGCTCAAGAACACTGCGATAAACACGTAGTAAAAATGATTATTGAATCTGCACAAATGTTGTCAACTGCTCATCGCATGCTTGACGGCAAGGCAGAAAAACGCCGTTCAGTATCAGGTAAAACAATTCAACAATACTATGCTTTGTCTGATGACCGCGAAAATGTACTTTACAAAGCAGTTCATAAGTATCATCCTTGTACAGTATGGACTATGGAAACGCTCGAAAACTATCGTTGGCATTGGAAGTTGTTTGATGCCCTATGTGACGAGTATACATATCGCTATGGTAAAGTTCACAAAACAGATCAAATTCTTCGTAAAGAATTGTTCGATGCACCAGCAAATATTCCAAATGGCAAGCTGACTAAGTTTCCATTGGCTATGAAATCAAATCCAGAATGTATGTTTGACGATCCCGTTAAGTCATACCGTGCCTTTTACAAAACAAAACAAGAAAGATTTAGTATGGCTTGGTCAAAACGTACTATTCCACATTGGTTCATCAACTAAAAAAATTATGTTATACGATTACACATGTAGTAAATGCGGCGTTATATGGGAAGAACAACATCCCATGAATGACCGGGATAATCCCGTTGGAAAATCTTGCCCTAAAGAATATTGCGAAAAGCCTGAAAGTTGTGAAGGATTGGTTGAAAGATCGATGACTGCACCAGGATTAAGTTTTGAAGGGTCAGTTTCAACAATTAAACGAGCAGGATCTGAATGGAATGACGTTCTCAAAGGAATTAAAAAAGCATCTGGAAAGGAAAACACAATTGAACACTACTAAATTTATACATGAAAACGTCGATCTTGGCTATCAAGATCTTAAGGCTGAAACACTTAAATCAGGACGTACTTATGTTACGCCTGAAGGCGAAAAGTATCCTTCGATTACGACTGCACTTGGTTATAGGGATCGTTGGAAGTGGGCTAAGTGGCGTAAAAGTATTGGTGAAGAAGAAGCTAAGAGGATCACCCGTCATGCTACAACACGTGGAACCGCAGTTCACAATATTGCCGAAAGGTATATCAATAACGAAGAAGACTTTATCCGTACACCAGGCGATAAAATGCCGCATGTTCAATATAGTTGGAACACATTAAAAGATGTAATTGATGATAACGTAGGTAAAGTCTATATGCAAGAGTGCCCTCTTTATTCAGATAAGCTTAAGGTTGCAGGACGAGTAGATTGCATCGCTGAATTTGATGGTAAACTATCTATCGTCGATTTTAAAACAGCTGGTAGAGTTAAAGAACGCAGCGAAATTAGTTCTTACTTTATGCAAGAATGCGCTTATGCTATCATGTTTGAAGAACGTACTGGAATTGCAATTGATCAACTCGTCACGCTGATGGTAGTTGATGGAGATCCTAAGCCAATTATTTTTAAAGAAAACAAAGAAGATTGGATTGATCCTTTGATTGAAGAACTAACTTATTATTACGAAAATAGAAAATGAACCCGAAAGATCCAACTCCTCCTAGCGATCCAATAAGCGATTTAAGTGAAGCTTGTTTTAGATTACTTGGAACACTACAAAATATTGAAAAAGAAGAACAGCCTGATCCTGAAGATTTTCAAACATCTATGCATAAGATGAGTGCTGCAATGCGAAAATTTATACAATGATTATATTAACAGATTGTGATGGAGTGCTCCTATCATGGGTTCACTCTTTTGAATGGTGGATGAAGCGCAAAGGCTTTAAGAAAAGTCCTCAGATTTCGTATAAGGTGTCAGAGGTATATGGCATATCAGACGATGAAGCTGATGTTCTTGTAAGACACTTTAACGAATCAGCAGCCATTGGTTTTCTACCTCCATTGGGCGATGCGATTAAGTATGTTCGTAAGTTACACGAAGAACACGGCGCAGTATTTCACTGCATTACATCTCTTGGTACAGAACCTTATGCTCAACGACTACGTGAAGAAAATCTAAAAAGAGTATTTGGAGAAACAGTTTTCGAACGAATCGAGTGTCTCGATTGTGGAGCTGATAAGACAGAAGCACTAAAGAGGTACGAAGATTCAGAATTCATATGGGTTGAGGATAAACCCGAAAACGCTGAAGTAGGAGCTAACCTTGGACTAAAGTCTTTTCTCTTAAATCAACCGTACAATAAATATTATAACGTAAACGATAACGTAACTCGAGTAAAAAATTGGAAGGATCTATATGAGTGGATTTGTTGAAAACACCTTAGGAATAATATATAACGTCTGTTTTATCGGATGTTTTTGGCCTCAAATAATAAAGTCAATTAAAACAAAGTCAGTTGAGGACGTGAGTATAGGTCTATGCTTTATGTCTATAATCGGATATGCTGCAGCGTTAGGATATGCTGTCTTAAAGTTTGGCTTTGATTATTGGCTATGTCTGAACTATATCTTTAGTGCTATATTTGTTATAGTAATGATTTGCGTATATTACAAATATAAAAAATAATGAAAAAATCAATGAATCAAAGAAACGCTGATCGTAGTCTTACGACAGCAGATAAGATGATAATAGGGATATTCGGCGTATGTTTCGCTATTGCCCTCTTTATGTGGTTAAGTTTACTCTAGTGTTGATAGTCAACCACTTATGAAAAGGTGAAAAAAAGTGCAGTTTTTAAGTAGTTGACTGCCATTAGCTTGTGCACCTTAAGGGCTTGCAGGCCGAAAATAACTGTTCACATAACTCGTTTCTTATGGTATAATAGTACCATAATCAAGTTAGGAACAATTATGGCTAAAATAAAATACATCATCGACCACAAGGGATATGGCGACATATTCGACCTCACCAACACTCGCACTGGTGAGCATACTGAAATCACTCGCGACCAAGCTAAGGAATATATTCCTGCAGCGAATGTTGGTCACACATACTTCACCTTCAGGGCAGATGTCCAAGTCAGGTCAGTATCTCAAATGGAGGTAATATAATTATGACAAGTCGATACAAAGCACGTCTGAAGCGCAAAGCTTCATTTTGGAACAAAATTCTTTACACACTCAAACTCAAGGAGGTAACTATATAATGAGCAACTCAATCAAAATCCATCGTCCATCAGAATTCAGAGGCTCCTCTGACGCTGATGAAAACACTGAACGCACAGTAGTTTTTGAGTGCAATCTTCCTACTATCAAGAAGGAACGATTTGCCGAAGAAGCTGCTGAACTCATGTTTCACATTTTGAATGCACCTGAAGAAATGCTAAGCGAAGTCGAACTCAACATCGCAAATGATTTTCGAGCTCCAGGTAACTACTCACTCTCAACAGGAGATGTCGTAGAAGTAGATGGAGTTGGCTTCTTGTGTGAATCTTTTGGTTGGAAGGAGGTAACTATATAATGACTATCGTATCAGAAAAAGAAGAAAAGGAATTTCCCTCTCATACCACAATTGGCATGGTGGTCGAAGGCCTCGTTCACGGCAACGCGTTCTTTGATAAACATCAACATAATCGCGAAACGTTAGATCATCTTATATATGATCTTATCAAATATCGCGACAGTCTTCCAACGACGACTGACTATATACTAAGCGGGAGAATATAATGAATCCAGACGATATACAAAAAGAATACAATTCTCCTATAAAGCCACAGAATCCTCCAGTAAAGTTTCGTGATGGTAGGCTTTCTATTCAAGCAAGCTCATTTAATTATTGTCATCCAAAGCACGACCACGGACCATACACATGCTTTGAAGTCGCATACCTTCTTAACGATAGTGTTTTTGCTAATATACCTGAGCTTCAAGACACTGGCGACGATGTTTACGGATATGTCGATATTAAACAAGTCATAACGCTTCTTCTCGACGAAGGTTATAGCTCAAAAGAAATCTTAAAAATACTACCACGCTAATGGACGCAAACATAAAAGCTATACTTGGATTAAACAGTGCACCTCCACGTGAGACTACTCGCAATCGTAGAGGTGTTATGAATTACGGTCATAAGACTGCGGGATCGATTCAAGTATTTACTAACGAATCATGGGAACGCAATAAGAAATACTATGTACCAAATGGACCACGGTCCTGTGTCAAGAACTTTATGCGAGGATAAATAAAACTATGGATATATTAATGTTTAGCACAGGTGTAGTATTAACAGGACTTCTTTGTACGTTCATTTATTGGCTAGTAGGAATTTTATGAAACATGTATTATACATTGGACAACCATACGATCCACTCGAAGAAGTAGACGTTCAAAATAGAAAAAAGGTAGGAATCACTCAATCGAAAGGTCATCTTCCTATTAGAGAAGGTCAACTTAAAAAGAACGCGAGTACAATTATGCCTTTTGGATACGTCGTGGTCAAAGCATGGGAGTTTAAAGAATCTGTAGCGAGTGAAGTAGAAAAACTAATTCACAACATTCGCCAACCCTACGCAGGTGAATGGATCTTAGATGAAGATCTAACTTTAGTAGATGCGATCACAGCTTTGATTGAACACTTAAAACACGAATCTGCTGAAATCGACTTAGGCACATACACGAATGAAGAAGAATTTAAGAAAGCAAAACAATCAAACTCTTGGGCTAAGTTAGAACGAGAGTTATACAAAAAGATTGGCGAAACGTCTTTAACGGTTGACACTTGGAATAGCTTTAAGCCAGTTGAGGGAGTTCTAAAGGAAGATGGCTACTATGTAAATGGGCAAAGGTATAACACTATAGCAAAAGCGTGTAGATCTATAGTAGGAACTTCTAATTTTTGCTATAAAGCATTTCTAATTAATGGAACTCCTATCGTTGAAGTAATGAAAGATCAGGGGCTTGACGTCATACTGAATAACAACAACTATCGTATTAAGTAGTCTAAGCAATGAAATCTGAAAAAGAAGTAGTAGAATTGTTTTCAGGCAAAGACGTCGTGGTTATTGGAAACGCTATAAGTCTTAATAGAAATCGCTTAAATGCTATAACAGAGAATAAAGAAAACCTTATTACGTGCGCATTTAATAAAGGAGTAGAAAGATTTAAACCAGATGTCGCGTTTCTGGCAGTCGCAGATTGGTGGAACTCAAGAATTGATGTAAGAGATTCATTGACTATTCATTGCTCACCGGTCCAGCGCCCATCACTCACCGCTGATTATACTATACCTCTAAACACAATAGAAACTCTTAAAAAAATAGCAGACGTGAAAAGGCCTAGTTCAGGTTTCATAGCAAATGCGTTCTTATGTCAATCTAGATTAAAAATAAAAAGTGTAACGCTTATTGGCTTCGATTTTAAAGCAACTCCTACGTACTATGATAAAAGGATAATAAGAGAAAACGAACCACACGATTATAATAAAGAAGCGTTTTTTACTCAAGACTTTTTTGTACTAAAGAAAAAATATAAAATTATAAAATGAAAGTAGCGATATATAACGACTGTTTTACAGAAAACTATAAACACTTTGGATGTGAGCTTGTAATGGAAACATTTAAAGATCAACTCAAAAGAGTTGATTGCGAGTTTGTTGGAAGCGTAAAAAAAGATATGATCCGCAATCAGCAGAAGCACATCAGCTCTATTCTCGATAAAGCTGATTTGGTAATTATAAACGGAGAAGGTTCCTTTCATCATAATCGCCGTAGTGACATTTTAGAAGTTGGAGAAAAGTGGCCTTCAATTTTAATTAACACCGTGTTCCAAGATAACAAGACTGAGAAGAGACTTAAAAACTTTAAGTACATTTCGTGCAGAGAATCGTTCAGCGCTGCAGCTTGCGCACGTCAGATAGGTAAGCCTGTCGACACCGTCCCTGATATTATTTTTACGAATAAACGCTTGGCTAAACTTAAACATAAGCCAATAAAGAATTTAGTAAAAGTCCGTCATGGATCTGATTTAAATACTAAAAACAGCGCAGAATATTTTATGAATACACTTGCGCAGTATAAAGGTGTTTCATCTATAAGCTATCATGCGCTTATCATCAGTATTATTTTAGGCCAAAGAATAGCTGAAGTTATTCCTGCAAATACTCATAAGAATCAAGGTTTAATACACGACTTCTTATCAGATTCTAACTATGTCAAGAACTCACGCAAAAAGGTGAATAATCTGTTTGAAAATATTCATAATTTTTAATAGTTTACAAATATGCAAACTTAGTTTATAATAGAAGTATGATAGAAAACAAAACCAACTCTATGATCGATTTCAACAACACCCGATTTGTTTTAATAAATAACAATGATGAGAATATAATCAGTATAGATCAAGCCCGCAAATTTAAACAAGAAGGAATTAAATTAACAACCACCGCGAAAGATGCACTCGAAGAAGCAGACGAACAAGCTTGGTACGATCACTACGTTGGACGTGTTGAAGAAGGTGCGTGGAATCCTTCCTAAGCCAACAATCCAATTTAAGGATAAGAAAAAAGAAAAAAATAAAAATGAATGTCGGAAAAAGAATTCTTTTTGAAATATTATTTGCGCTATTGCTAGTACCTCTGATGATATACCACATGTTTCTGGTATATATGTTAGCTACTTGGGAATGTTTTAAAATCTATCCAACAGAAATTTACGAACTCACAAAAAGAATAATGTATGGCGAAAAAGATTCTTAGATGCAATTTTAAAGATCATTGGAATCACTTTCCAATTATCGATTTAAAGATTGAAGACATTTGGCAAAGTGTTCCTTCTGTCGACTTTTTGCCTTATGACAATCGTCCATTTAAGAAGAACCTGATAAATGACATTCGTAAGGATGGAATGCATTTTCCCGTAATGGTGGTGAAAACAAGTCATAAAGAATTAATTGAAGCGAAAGAAAAGTGGGAAGACAAAATCAACACTCTACCATTTTGGCACAACGATAGAAATCCTCAATCAAAATATCAATGGAGTGTCTGGGGAGGAAGCCAACGTGTTGATGTTGCAAAAACTTTAAAGTACACGCACATCGCTAGTGTAGTACTTCCATCTATAGCAAAGGCAATAAGCCTACAAAAATTTATGAGAAAACCATTCGCAAAAAGATATTATGAAAAGTAAAGTTATAGCAACAGGCATGGCCGTGTCCTTTATCGCGGCGTTATACGATATAATGACAGGGTTATACATTGCGGTATTGACTAATACGTTCTGTAACTATGTTGTTATTTCTCGACAAAAAAAGACAACAACTAAAGTTAAGAAATCGCGGCCTGCGACAGTTGATGAATTCCGTCAAAAAGAAATGAAGGCTAATCCGCACCGTCCTTATCCACATGCCGACGAATTTACAGACTAATGAAAAAAGATAATAAAAGCTGTGTGTGTTCTCCGAAGTATGGTTCAATGACTTTTTGGAAGAATAAAGACTTTTGGAAATCAATGCTGATGTACGCTTGCGCCGCTATCATGCTATTGTTTTTCTTAACACACTGCGCAAAAACAACAAGTTAAAATTATGAGAATAGGAAAATACATTTTAGATATAACCGAGTTTGAATTGCGTCCTTGGTTTAGAGTCGAACTGGAATATGAAGAAAACAGCGAAGAGAAAGGATATGCTTACGTCCACCGAGGGTGGTTATGGTTTGTTGTATCGTATAAAGAAGGCTTCGGCTGGGAACAATTTCAAGAAACTATAAAAGACATTAATGAAGACGCTGGCTGAGCATATTTTAGTCTTAAATGATGCCATGCCTTTAGACATGTGCAAAGCTCTTATTGACACGTATGATTCGGTGAGCAAAGACGATGAGCATTACGAAAAACGTGATAATGCTATCTATAAGTTCGATGAAATAAATATGCTGAATCACTCAGCGTTTGAAGACTTTAAAGAACCTATGGGTGCGTTAATGCAGGCTGTAAATAATTTTTACATGGATAAAGTTCATAACGTATTACGAGATAAGTTAGTGTGCTATGAACCATTGAAGGATTACGAAGCACCGCGCATCAAAAGGTATGAACCGAATGAAGGTGTTTTCGATTGGCACGTAGATTCCTTTGATGAAGCATCTGCGAAGCGCGCACTCGTTATGTTTTGGTATTTAAATGATGTTGAAGAAGGTGGCGAAACTGTATTTGACATAGGAGAAGAAGTAAAAGTAGAGCCAAAGGCAGGAACAGTATGTTGCTTTCCTCCACATTGGACTTTTCCTCATAAAGGTGCAACTCCAATTTCTGGTCCTAAGTATGTTATATCATCTTACGTATGGTTACCTAACACCGCGCCAGTGTGCGATCCTATAAATAAAAACATATAAATAAATAAACATGAGTAAAAGATTAAAACCTGGTGCAGACATAAGAGCGCCAAATCCAAGTAAAAGAAAACTATTAGGTCGTTCATTTGGCCCATTAGTTTTTAACGAACATGTCAATCGTATGGTTACACCTAAAATTGATAAAGCAATCAACAATAATAGAGAAAAATAAATGAGCGAAGAACTATTTGATTTTGGTTTTACCACAGTCGATGAGAGTGAATTACATTCTTATCAACAAGCAACTGAAGCAAAGGCTAAAGTTGAAGAGACAGCCCAAGTCGCAAACGCCACTCAAGAAAAGGTCGATGCACTTTATAACGCTATTCAACCACTCCTAAATAATCTCAAAGCGAATCCTTCAAAGGAATATATCCTTTGGCCCAATCGACTCGAAAAGATTGAGCAATTCGAAACTTACCTACAAGGTATATACACCAAATAAACAACAACAAAATAAAATAGATCATGATCGTATCAATCCTACTCGTCCTCGCAGGTTTTATTGCAGGTATCTTAGTTGCTCGCAATAACGCAACAAAAGTTAACCGCGCAGTTGAAGATGCAGCCGAGCTTTATGAAAAGGCTCAAGCAGAAATTGCTGAACTCAAAGCAAAGGTCAAAAAGCCTACGAAGAAAAAGACTCCTACAAAGAAGTCAGTTAAAAAGTAAAATTTTTAAAAAAACAAAAGCCTCACTTTTAGTGGGGCTTTTTTATGCTTTCGCGCCAAGCTTCACGATGGTGTCTTATCCAATCTGTGAGTGCAGCATTAAAGCCGACATCTCTGCCGGCTTTTTCTGATATGATCCACTTGTGTTTTAGGACTTCGTTTAGTTCCTTTTGATAATACTGATATACAGAACTATTTTCCTTGAAGCTCATCCGTTGTTCTATGCTTATCTGTGATATGTCTTTCTTGAATTAAAATCTTAAGCTTCATATTCAAGCGAATCATATCATTATCAAGTGCTTGAATTTGTCTTTTAAGTTTTCCAAGTGAACTACCTGCAGAACTCAGCGCTGGTCTTACTTCTTTGATTACCCATTTCCAAATGTACCAAATAAAATAACCGGTTAAAAGTAATGCAATAACAGGGAATCCAAATGTTTGGATTGTATCGGCCCAGAATGTAAAATCTCTTCCGCTCATTAGTCGTCCCTACAATCTTCTTTACCTTCACTCGCTGCAATGCGGTCAAGGTTTGGTTCTACATTAAATGCACTTGAAAAAAGAGCATCGATTTTTACGATATCGTTATTCATAACGTCACACTTGTTTTCAAGTGAAAGTAAAGAGTTTGAAATACCTTTTATTTGATCTGTAACTTGACTTAAAATAAATTTAAGAATTAAGAATAAAAATCCTCCAGTAGCTAAAGCCACCGTGATTGGTACTCCAACAGATTGAATAAAATTGAGTATATCGCCAGTCATATTATTATTTATAATAATGTGCTAAATTTTGGCTATTTTCTTTTCTTATTTCTTGAATTAAAAGAATAAAAACTTCATCGAACTCATCGATTGTTTCGTTAATGTTTACGATATCTGATTCAAGAGATTCAATTTTATTTTCTAAATCAATTGTCTGTTGAGTCTGTAGATAGAAACATCCAACAACTGTTAGAGCAAGAACAAAAAGAATGAGTTTCGAAAGCATTATCTTTTACCGCCAGGAGTGAAGTAGAAACCAACTATTGCTCCCAAAGTGGCGATTGAAACAAGAGAAATGTGTCCCGTCGTGATTGAGGTCGTGATGTCGGCACCACTTGGGAATTTAATGAGTCCCCAAATAAGTGAAATGGCTTCTTTGTTTTCTGGTGGTGTGAAGGTGACGAGCTCGACGCTGGGGTAGAGGGTGCAAAGAATGGATATGGTCGCAAAGTTGAGCATCCCGATAAGAGCAATGAGCCTGCGAGTAGCCCGAGTAAATAAGTTTGCTTCGGGATCTGAAGAATTTCCGAATACCGTTTGTTGAAATTTAAGGTCTGCGTTAGACATTGCCATGTCTCGAGCCATCTCACGTTTTGCTTTTGCTTCTCTTTCATCACTTATACTTTGTACTAGGCCACCGACTATTTTTAACATTGATCCCATGCCGGTAGCGCCAAGGGTTGTTAGTAACATTGTTATCAATCCAAACATATATCTATTTATACTAGAAAGCATTTTAACACAAATTAATGGCGTTAAAAAAGCTATTAAGTATAAATACATTTAGGTTACGGTTATGGCAGAAAATAAAGACACAGAAGAATTATCACTCGAAGAAGCAATTAACGCTGTCAAAAGGTTATCTAAACCAGATAGGCCTAATGAGGAACTCGAACTTCTTAAGAAAGCATCATCAACTCTACTAAACGAAGTCCAACCTGGATTCGAATTTGAAGAAGACGAAGATGGCGGAGGTGGACCATCAGCTACAGAAGAATTAACTAAACCACCAAGCTTTTTAGAGCAAATTGGAAGCCAAGCTGCTGCACTCGGACCTGCAGGTCTTATAGCACTAGGTTCTGCAGCGTATTTCCAAGTTGACACAGTCGTTGAAGAAACAAGGACAGTTCAAGCAGTAGCTGAAGAAAAATGGGAAGAAGTAAAACTCGAACATCCTAATATTAATTGGGATGACCCTCTTGCAGGGTTTACAACAATCATCGGAATGGGTGATATAGAGATTGATTTAGATCCACCAACACCTACAGCTGCGCAGGTTTCAGGCGAAGAAGCTGAAATCGATGAAGAATCTGAGACAGAGGCTGCTGAAGCTGAAACCGAAGTTGAAAAAGCTGAAACCGAAGCTAAGGATGAACAACCCGTAGAAGAAGAAAAGGAAGAGCCTAAGAAAAAGAAAAAAGGTTTCTTCTCAAAACTTTTAGGAGGCGATGATGAAGAGGAAGCCGAAGAGGCTGAAGAAGAATCAGAGCCCGAACCAGAAGCTGAGGCTGAAGAAGCTAAAGAATCTGAAGAAGAATCTAACGAACCTGAGCCCGAAGCCGAGGAACAGGTTGAAGAAAAACCCAAGAAGAAACGAGGTTTATTTAGTTTTCTCACAGGCGGAGATGACGATAAGGATGAGCCCGAATCTGAAGAACAAGGAGAACCAACACAAGATGGCGACACAATACCAGATGAGCAAACAGAAGAAGAGTCTACTGAGGAGCCTAAGACGGAAACGGCTGAGGCAGAAGTTGACGGAGGCGAACAGGCTACACAACCTGAAACGAACGCCAATTCTGCAGAATCGAATGGTGTAAAGAAATCGAGTGGTGGTGGTCTCCTTTCGTTATTTGGTATTAATACTAATGAAGAGGAGGTGGTTAAACAAGGTGATATATCTGCTGATGAGGAACCTGTGATTGAGATCGCAGAAGTCGAATCAGAAACGGAGACCCCACCCATTTCTAGCGAAGAACAGCCAGAAATACAACTTGAAATGCCTGCAGTGGCAGAGGTTGTTAAAGAACCTGTAGTTGAAATAGATATTTCTAATGTGGTAGCTAACGCCGAGGTAATAGTTGACGACATTTTAATCGATCCAGGAATCGAAGTAACGGCAATTGACGACGTAATTGAAGAAACAGTTAACGAAGATGAAGAATTTCCAATAGTAATTACTCCAATTGATGGTGGTATTGTAGTTTCACCAGCTGGTCCGTTATACGCAACTCAATTTTAATATAAATAGTTATGATACAATATATAATTCAACAGTGTAAAGGAAATTTAATCGAGATAGCGATCGCAACGATTGGTATCTTATCAATGCTAACAATGCTCATACCAAAAGACTCTTTCTTTGGAAAGTGCTTAGGCGTCTTTGGACAAGTCTTTGGTCTTATGGGCAAATTAATCGGAAAAAAATAAAATGGAATATATCGCAACATTAATTAATTGGGTAAAAGCCAATAAAAAGAAAACAGTAGTCGGCCTTGTAGTCGTACTCATCGTACTTAATATGCTCGGTGTTATCGGTGGCGAAGAAGTAGAAGCAGCAGCTACTACAGCAACTACCAGCC